GGACGTAACAATGGCAGAGATTATCGAAGATTTTGAAACCTACGGCATTGCCTTTGTCGAGTACCTGCTCGCACCCAACTTCGACAAGATTGTATCTATAAAACGCCAGCAAGCCCCGCATTGTCGCTTGGGCGTACCCAACGAAAAAGGCTTTGTTGATAAAGTCTATATCAATACCACTTGGGGCGATACCCTCAACGAGAAACTAACCATAGAAGAGCCCTTTTTCTCCGATATTCACAATGTCGAAACACTCAAAGCCTATTGTAAGGAAAAGAAAATCACCAAATTTATCGTGCCCGTAATGCGCACGCTTACTACCGAGAAGAATTACCCCAAGGTAAAATGGCATAGTTCCTTCTACAACGGGTGGGTGGATGTAGTGCTTTCCGTGCCTGCGTTCAAAAAGTATATGTTCGAAAACCAGTTGAACCTAAAATACGTGATATACATTGCCGATGACTTCTTCCTTCATAAGTTCGGAAGAGAGGAATGGCAAGAAATGCCACAAGAAAAACGCGAAGCTGCCCGCCAAGAAACCATTAAGGCTATCGACGATCATATGAGTGGCAACAAAGCAGCGGGGCGTTCGTTCGTCTCGCCATTCTTCCGCGATAGCAACAACAATCTTATCAAAGGTATAGAGGTAATCCCTATCGACGACAAGATTAAGGACGGCAACTTCCTGCCCGATGCCAGTGCCGGCAATTCCGAAATACTCTTCCCTATGGGGGTAGACCCTTGTCTGCTCGGGGCAGGCATACCAGGGGGAAAAAACCTATCAGGCTCCGGCTCCGATAAGCGCGAGGCGTACACCATTCTCTCCACTCGTATGCCTGTAAAGCGATTGCGCACCCTCGAAGTGTTCGAGCGTATCCGCGATTGGAACAACTGGGACAGCACCCTATATGGCAATTTTCCGAATATCAACCTCACTACCCTCGACAAAAACCCCAACGGACAACAAACCATAGTAAATTAGATATAAAAAGACAGAGACGCGTTGTCTGTTTAGACAATACATCTCCCTTTTTTGTGGCTTTTTTGGGGCAAAAAGTAGGGATGTATTGTCTGTTTAGACAATGTATCTCCCTTTTTTGGGGCTTTTTTTTGGGGTAAAAAGTAGAGACACGTATGCTGTTTAGCAAAAGTGTCTCCTTTTTGATAATCAAAATTAACCCTTAAATTTGCAGGGGTAAATTATTATTTATATCTTTGCATTCAAAAGAATAGCATTATGAGATTAATTAATATTTTTTTAGACACTATTAGTGGGAATACTCAAGGCTTAGTACGCACTTCCGAGAGTTATCTTGAAATATCCCAAGAGGTGTTTGATTTAGAAATTCCTACTAATGCTACTGACCGCGCAATGCTGTATAACGACCGCAATTTAATTGCCAATGATTTAAAGAAAAGCTTTAAAAAATACAAAGAAGAATGGCAAAACAACAAACAAAACACCAAGTAGTAAAAAGCCAACAAGGACAAGGATATGTAGTAGAAAGTGCTTTTGACGACAATCTTTTGCCTGAGGCTTCCGAAATTGAAAAACTCTATAAATTAGATAGTCATATTTTAGAGTGGTTGAAAGAAATTGCCGAAAAAGAACAAAATTTCAGACATCAATCCTTTCAAAAAAAATTAGAAATAGCCGAAAAAGTAGAAAGAGGTAGCCGACAAATAAGTAAAATGGGCATTACCTTTTCGTTTATTATAGTGCTGGCTGGTATGGTTTTTTCAGCTTTCCTTATTTATATAGGACAAATAGTAGTGGGGACTGTCTTTGCTGGCGGTATTATTATCTCTATTGTAACAGCTTTCCTAAAAAAAGTAAAGGAGTAACCTCTATTTTTCAACACATTACAAAAATATTCAAAAAATAACCTGCAAAATACTTGCAGGTTATTTTTTTTTGCGTACCTTTGCACCGTTCAAATAAGAGTTGGCGTAAAATCCAGCAAATTACATATCTAATTACAATATAATCCGTGAAGGGGTTGTATAGCCGTAATGCTATACAGCAATCTGCTTTCCAGCTCTTGTTTGAACAGCCCCCACTCACGGATTTTTTATATTTATATCTTATGTTCAAACAAGAATTAACTTCAGAAGAAATCGCGCAACGGAAAGCAGCGCGCAAACGCTTCCGCGAAATCGTTAAACAACGCTGGCAAGAAGAAACGCTTAAAACCCTCTGCAAAAAAGCGTTTCAAAAAATCAGTAAAAATGGCAACCTCCCCCTTGCACATACTCCCCTATCGGGGACTACCTCCAAAGGGGGAAACCCCGAACCCGACCTTATGCTATTAGCCAAAGAGGTAGGAGGCTCTTTGCGCGTACGCTTTAGCCAAGGCGTATGGTACCTGCACTTCACTTTCTTTGGTAAAAAGGTAGAAAGTGCTGCTCCCACCCTTACCGAAGCCATCAATGGTTTTATCATCAACAAACATCTTCAAAATTTAAAATTCACAATTCAAAATTAAAGATATGAAAACAACTAACAAAACCCCTCGCGCCTTGAGCCAAGAGCTCGGCATCAAACTCTCAGATTGGACACACAACGTTACCTCGTATTTTGATTTTTGTGACGACAAGCAGGAACAGCTTTTTGCCATTATCCGCTCCACCGAAGCCCCTGATATTATCAACACCACAGAGGAAAAGGCAACCATACGAGATGTGCTTTCCTATATGCTTTCCCTCTCGTTCATCGTATTGCGCGAAAAGCAGCAAATAGACGAATTTTTCGAAGATTACAACGGATTTTTATAATTATGAACGACTACAAAGAAATTCTCAAAACATTACTTTTGCGCTATTATTCTCCCCATCCTATAGGGGCGGTTGAAAAGCAATACAAAACTACCTCGCAGGTGCTCTATATGGCACAGGGCATTATCCCTACCGAACCTATAGACCAGCACGATGTTTACGATGTACTTCAAGAATTAGGGTTCACCATCGAACTGGTAGAAATGCCCGATAACACGCTTGTGTATTGTTGGTGTTTATACCGAAAAGCCTCGCATTAGCGGGGCTTTTTTTTGTCCTTTCACTTTTTTTACATACACACTACCTTTGCCAAAAATAATTTTCATTGGCTCATTCGCTAATCGACAAATCGACAAATTAACTATGGAACCCAAATACAAAGTCAATCCCCTAACGGGCGAGTTACAAGAGTACGTTTTTGAGTACAATGGCATATTAGCCTTGCGCAATTTCACGGCAAGGGTAGAAGATGAACGCCTTATCCTTCACGCTGCCGATGATGTGAATTTCTCTATCCTCGAAGCCTTAGTAAGCGAGGTAGAAATCAACGGCGTGGTGTACGACAATCCCACCGCTGCCCAAGAAGCCCTTACCCGCCTCACCTTCAATCAAAACCGCCCTGTGCTCCTCGACAAATCGTTAAAGGAGCTTATCCTTGGAGCCGTGCAAAAAGTAGAAGGCAAGGGACTTTCGTCTAATGATTTTACCAACGCCTACAAGCAACAGCTTGACACTCTCGAAGACTATGATATAGAGCTTGACGAGAACACAACAGAGCTCAAATTCAAAAAAGGAAATAATGTAATCAAACGCATTTCTCTGATGTTTCTTGACGACGAGGGGACTAAGTTAGTGTATAATAAGGCGAACAAGACCTTAGAACTAAGAGACAAGCGCGATAATCTCCTTACCAGTATACCAGTAAGCCATTTTGTAAGCAACATTCCTACCAGTATAGTAGTACAGAATGGAAAGATTAAATTAATGTCAGGTAGTGAGGTAATAGGAGAAAATACAATTTCTTACAATGATTTAGCAGATAAACCCGAATTGAATTTTGCCCCAACTGACCACACTCACAACTGGAATGATATTCAAGGGAAACCCAATAACCTTGCTACTACTGAGAATGTTAAATCAGCAGTTGAGGATATAGAGATTGGAGGAAGGAATCTTGTTTTAAGAAGTAAATTAAATGTAACAAATAATAGTTACGGAATAGCTTCTATTATGTTATCTGAAGAACCTAAAGTTGGCGAAGAACTGACAGTTACTATAAAAGGTGTTTTGGGGGCTGGTAAAAGAGTATTTACTTTATATAATAAAAGTGGCTCTCAAGAGTTATGTATCTTACAAGATAAAGGAAATGGCATATTTCAATCAACATTTAATTGGAGAAGCGACCCATTCAATCCTAAACTTCTTGTTATTTACATTTACGATGTAGGTGTCGTTGTAAATAGTACCATAGAATGGATAAAGCTTGAACGTGGCAACAAACCCACCGACTGGACTCCCGCCCTTGAAGATTTTGATTTTTTCAAAGGCAATATTCAGCTTTCAGATTTAAACACTTTTAAAAATAGAGAAACAGGTGGTTTTTCTGTTAATACAGGAGGTGGTTGGGGGGCTTATCTTAATTTTAAACTTGATGGTTCTACATCATCTTTGGAATTTTTCAAACCTAATTGGTATCCTTCCTCAAGAATGGGGATTAGAAATTCTGTAGATAGTAGTAGATTCAATGACGATAATGGAGGATTTAGAGACTTAGCGTGGTATGATGATATTTTAAGAGCAGGAGTTGAATGTACTCAAAATTCGAAATTACAAAGAGAACATCAAAATCAAACTATTTTTGTAACAGTTTCTTGCAGTATTGAACTTAATACAATTGATGACTTAAGTAGTGTATCATTTAGGAAGGTTTTTGATAACGGTATTGTTTCTTTTTCTTGTTTTGGAAAAAATATTATTTATACATCTGACAACCAGTTTGATGGGAAGAAAGGCTCTACAGCTGTTGTTTCAAGGTATGGAAACGATTGTTACATTGATATAAGAAACGTTTAATTCAATTCAATATGAAAAACATTTTAAAAAATTTACAAGGACAAGATAAACTAAAACATAGCAAGTGGGGAAATATTATTTTCCTGCTTACATTCGTAACCTCGCTAATATTACTCAATGTATGGCAGGCGTTGTTATGTGCTTTTTTTGTGTTATTATTTGCGGCTGTAAGTAAGGAACTTTATGACAAATACATAAAGAAAACCTTTATCGACTGGTACGATATTGTAGCCGCGTTTATCCCTTATCCACTCATTAAACATATACAGAAGCTATGAATGCAGTACAATTTTTGGAATGGGGACTTAAAAGAAAACCTAAGCTAGATTTGTGGAATTTATTTTTAGTTTTGAGAGATGCATTTTACTCTAATAAATTAAGTGCTATTGCAGATTTAAAAATAGCAATGGATAATACTTCTATAGTTAATCTTATGTATCTTAATTCATATACTCAACAACCTCCAGAAACAAGTTTTATTGAAATTAATTTCACAGTCCCAAAAGATATTGATGAAAACTATTTACTTAGTTATAGTTTTAAAAATATACCTTATTTTTATGAAGTGTGTAAGTATACAATATGGTTCTTTGATGGGGTAGACGTTGGTAGATATGATATGATAAATACTGAAGAACACCCTTTTACAGTTGGAACAACAATATCTTTAAAGAAAAAATACAAGAAAAATAGCTATTTAACACTAATAATAAAAAAAAGATAATGATAAACTACATTTTGCAAGGCTTTGGCTTTACCGGTTGGAGGGATTTTATTAACTCCAGCTTTGGACACACTTTTTCAGTAAATTTTATTGCGGTTGATGTGGTAGTGTCCGCTTTTATTGGCTTAGTACACTTTCTGTTTGGCTTCAATCACTTATTCCTTGCCGCTTATGTGGTGCTGATACTCTTCGAATGGATAACAGGAGTATTGGCATCATTTAAGCGTGGCGAACGACACGAGAGCCGCAAATTTGGGCGTATGCTGCTTAAAATACTTACTTACTTGGTGCTGATATATGTGCTGCACACTTTTTCGGCAAATATCAGCTTCCCAGCGTTAGGCGATTTTGAGTTTGACCCTTTCCACTGGTTGTATTGGGTGGTTCTTATTGCTATTATATGGCAGCTACTCATAAGCCTCTTGGAGAACTTAAACTGCTTAGGCTTTCGCTTTGCCAGCGTGCTGCTGAAGATTGTTAATAAAAAATTCTTTAAGATGTTCGACCTTACAGAAGAAACAGAAAATACTAATACCTAATATATTATGACAAAGAAAGAATTTATACAGACTTATAAGCCATTTGCATTGGAAAGTGAACGCAAAACGGGCATTTCGCATCTCTTTACCCTGGCACAAGCAGCGTTAGAAAGCAGATGGGGCGAGCGTGGTGTTGGTAATAACTTTTTTGGTATAAAAGTACCTAAAAAATTTGTCAGCAGCACACCCAATCAGAAAAAGCAATTGCTGTTTACTACTGAAGTGCTAAACTCGCCCACTCCTAACCCTCAGCAGTTCCCAAAAATTATCAGCATCAGCAAACGCACTGATGGTAAATGGCTGTATCGTGTACAGGATTGGTTCAGGAAGTACGACACGCCTGAAGAGTGTTTTACCGACCACGCGCAATTCTTCTTTATCAACAAGCGATACGCAAAGGCGTTGTTAGTAAAAGCAGACCCTTATAAGTTTGCTGAGGAAGTAGCCGAAGCTGGCTATGCAACCGCGCCTAACTATGCTGATAGTTTAAAGAAGTTAATCAAAACTATAGAAAATAATAGCTAATGAAACGCATTGCCTACATATTGCTTTTTATGTTCTTTATCTCGTGCCACACTAAAAAAGCTGTTGCTGAGAAAGTAAGTACCCAAACCTCTGAGCTCGCTACGGTGGGCTCAGGGCTTTCTGCTTGGCAACACTCGCTGCTTAGCTATCAGCTTAGCACTATCAGTCCTGATACCCCCTTAGAATACACGCACGAGGTAGAGGGTAGGGTAGTGGAGCGCATCACCCTTAAAGGGGGTACGCTTAGCGTTACCGTGCAAAACAGTGCGGCTACTTACCTAACAAAAACAGCGACTATACAAAAGTCCGTTGCTACTACTACCTCCAAACATAAGCACGTACAGCGCAGCCCTATCAGTCCTTGGTGGTTACTGCTATTGCTATTGGCGGTGGTAATCATATTGTGGCGCAAACTGAAAAAATAACAAATCATTATGACAGACTCTTTTGTTACCTCTCAATTTGTGTTAGACCTTTCGCGCATTGCTATCTCTTATCAAGAGGAAAACCCGCGTTTTAAAGACACCTTTTTCACTCAGTATTCACTGCCATTCGAGTTTCAGATGAATGCTGATTTGCGCTTGCGTATGGGCAACTACACAGCACTGAACGCTACCAAGCTAAAAAAGAAGTACGAGGGCTATCATATAATGGACGGAAGGGTACGCAAGGGTACGCTCGAAATTCTATCAGCTGAAGGCAATGTAGTCTCTGCCCAGATAGATTCGGGCTTTGAGCAGCTACCCAACTTCGACAAAAAGCTGTGTGACCTACCGCTATTGCGACACCGGGTGACTGATATATACCAGCACGCTAAGGAGGTATGCCAGAAAAAATACCCTGAGGTAGATTACAACTTCCCTCGTGTGGTGTATCCGAAAGACACCAGCCAAAGAGGGTGGGAGCATTATATGGGCTTTATCAATCACTATTTGGGTGATGCGTTCGCGCACTATGAATATAACATTATGCACCCTATGCCTTATCTGCTGTACGTGCTCAAAACAGGTTTCGCCAATGCGGGCTATGAGCTGGCAGGCGATATTCTTACCGATGAAGATTTCACCCAGCAGGTGTTGTACAGCAATATTCCTTACTACCTCACTACCGCCCAGCAAGAGCACCTCCTCACAGCGGTAGCACCTACCTACGAGTTTGCCACAGCAGGTACGTGGCGGTTGGTTTGTGATAATCAACTTATAAGAGGTGCGGTTACCTTACGCCTAAAGCTTAACAATGTTATCATTCGCGAATTTAGTTTTGAAAAATCCGACAGACTTAGCTTTACTCAGCGTCTTACTATTGATAGTACGCCACAAACGCTTAGCTTAGAGATAGAAGGTACGCCACATCAACATCTCTCAATGAACCTCAATATTGTAGCCCAACACTCCGAAGACGGCAATGTTATTGAGCAAATCATCAACCCTAATATAGTAGACCTCAAACGTGCCGTGCCTGATGTTACTTTTGGCGAATTGGTCAAGACGATTAAGAATTGGAAGAATTACGATATAACTATCGAGGGTAACAAGCTGTATATGAATCGCATTAGGGTAGAAGAGCGAAGCAATGTAAAGGACTTTAGCCCTTGGGAAGTACGCGAACCTAAAAAAACATTCCTTACTAAGCAGTCGTACCTTATCAAGTTCCCCGAAATGGACGATAAAGCCTATCAGCTGCCCGTAATACAAGTAACCGACAACAGCTACCAAGTGCTGAAAGCAGACGAGGCAAACACGCTTACTAATGTTACCGAAGTACAGATAGGGGGCTACTGTTTGCCCCGAGTGATGTACCAAGGGCACTATACGGCCGTAGCGCGTAAGGGGGGCGAACAAACCATTGGGCTGATATGGTACGACGGTTTGCACAACAATCAGAACAATGCGGGCTTTTGCAAGGCTCTTACCCCTCCGTTAGTAGCCGAGTATTGGAAAGATTGGTATAAGATGCGCATCGCCGCCGCCGAATATACGTGGAGTTTCATTTGCAATAAAAACCAATTCCGCCACATAGCCCTGCGCGACACTATCCTTGCCTATAAGCAGCGAATGCTCATTAAAAGCCTCAACAAAACCGTGCTCGATAAAGAGCATTACCAAGTAGAAATCACCACAATAGCTATCTGATGTACACCGCTTTCACCTCTCTGAATGTCTTCAACGACGCCCGCCTCAATACCTATCTCGACACTATTTACAGTGCCATAGCCACCGCTTTTGGTGAGGAGCAGTTGCCTATAGTATGTGGCTCGGTAGCCAAGGTAATGCAAGGAGTGTACTCCGATAATTACCTTGCCAAAGACATCGACTTAGTGATAGAGAGTTGGCAAGTACACCGCTATTTAGAACAGCAATTGCCGTTGCTTTTTCCCACCGATAGGGTAGAGGTACGCCCCGAGCGAGTAATACTCTTTACCTCGTTTATAGCCATTGAGTTTTGGCGACCTACCCTTATCAGTCCCATTGCTTATTACAAAAATACTGTAAAATACTATGTCTATTAGAACCTATACCGAAACCGTTTGCGAAGAACGCCCCCGCACTACCTCTCGTGGAGGTACAGAATACGAGCAATATTGTTACCCCCAAGAAAAGCCTATCCTCGACTGGGGAGTGTCGCCTACTGCCATTCTCAAAGAATGGAACCCCTCGCAGCCTATACCCTCTACCGAACTGCTAACCGTGCAATTTCCACAAGTGCACTTACTTACCGTTTATAAGAAGTATAAGGGTTTTCGCAACTACGCGCGTATTACGGCCAATGATTTTGTAGAGCTTATCGCTCCTGACGGACAAGAGTTAGACCGCCTACCGCTGAATGCACAGCTCAAATTGCGTTATAACCATTTTAGCCAATTGCCCAATAACGGCGATACACAGATAAAGATAACCTTAGGCGTTATCGCTACCGAAGAGAAAGGCAGCAGTGTAACCGAAATAGACCTTCCCACCGAGCGCAAAGAGGTAGTTATCACCTTGCGTCGTACCCAAGAGGGCGGGGCAACTCCCACCCCTCAACCATCTGAAAGGAAGGTACTGCGAATGACGCTCAACCACGCTACCCGCGAGCTCACCGGTGATAAAGAGTTTTCTGCTAAACCCAATCTAACTTCCTTCTGGGGCTTAATACAGAATCGTAAACGCTATATTCACCTTGCTGCTTTTCCTAATATACACCCCTCGTTTTACGAAGATCACGCTACATATGATATAGGGTTGTTTAAGGTAGATGCTTATCCGTCTCCCTCTATCGATAGGTTGGTGTTTAGCCTCTCTGATGCCTATCGCAATACAGGGCGCGTAGACGAGGGGGGCTTCGATTTTAGCAAGACGCAAATACTCAGCTGGAAAGACAATAAGATAGCCTACCCAGGCGGTATCCTTTCAAGATTTTTTGATATTGAGCTTACTGTCATCAACGATGCTACCGCCTTTCACATCGACAAAAAGGAGTTTAAATACCTGCTGAAAACCGACAAAAAAGAGCGCGCCGAGGGTACATTTACCATTAAAAACCCTAACCGCCTTACCTTTACCATTAACAATGCCGATTTCTTGGAGGTTACCGAAATCAAAGGCAATGGCGAAGAGGAAGTAGTGGTAAAATTCCGCTCGCAATCGTCTGAACTGATGACCGTAGGCGAGCACAAAGGCTGGCTTAAGGTAGCTTCTTCAGCAGGCAGCGAGCAAGTGGTTAATGTAGAAATTAGCGTACAAACCGATATAGCTTTTGTTACTAAAAACGTGTACTTCTGCCTCGACAAAGAGCTTACCCGCGTACGCCAAACAGCCGCTGAAAGCGAGTTTATCACGGTAGTCCTTACAATGGAGTTCAACGGCTATGGGCGTAGCTTTACCACTACCCAAAGCTACGATTATGTTTTCTTTGAGGGTGTGGCAACGATGGATATAGGGCAAGAGGTACAAGATTTTTTCAGAGACATTACCCCCTCTTTAGAAATAAATACTAAAAAACTGCTCAGCCCTAAAGAGATTTTTAAGGCGACCAAGGTATCAGCGGTAATTAAGGAAACCAATTTTAAAGGGGCGGTATTCAAAACGCATACCCTTACTGATTTGCACTACCTACCCGGGAAGAAGCCTAAAGCCTATCCATACCTCACTCAAAGCCGTTTGCGCTCTACTTATAAGCAGAGCCTTATATCAGTATCAGCACTTACCCAAGAGGTACGCGCGCGCTCGTTGGGACAAATAGGCTCTAACCTTATCGACCTTTTGGCTATTAAGGACCCGCTGGCAGTAGCTAATTTTAGCTTTTTGCGCGCTACCGCTAACGAAACCTATGGTGCTACGGCTATCATCAGCAAGGAAACCCTTAGCCTCGAACCCAAGCCCGAACCCAATGGCACGCCTATCAGTGCGCTATTTCAAAACCAAAACTTCTGCCCCGACTGGTTCAGCTTTGCAGGCGAGTACGAAGCCTTGGTAAGTTATGAGCACACCCTGGCTGACAACGTGCTACTGAGCGAGGACTACAAAGCGCAAGTAAAAACCAAGCGCACTTACAAACTCAATACGGGTTGGCTCTTTCCTGAAGAGATAGAGGTACTGTGGGAGCTCATCAAATCGCCTGTGTGCTTCTTGCGTATAGCGGGCGACTGGCTAAAGGTAATACCTATCACCCAAAAACCATTGTCCTTTGATAGCACCCGCAACCTGCATAGCTTTGTCGTCGAATTTCAACTATCGTCTAACGACTAACCCCTAACACCTATGTTCACCAATATCCAAGAAATCAAGCAATATACTAACGTTTCTAACCGTTTAGACTTCGAGCTGCTCAAAACCTATATCGAGGAGGCGCTCCGCGTAAAAGTACATCCGTATATACCCAAGTCTACTGCCGACACCTTAAGCGGTGACGAACTCGAACTACTCAAAAAAGCAGTGGCCAACTATGCAGTAGCTTATGCTATTCCCTTCCTAAAGGTGAATTTATCCAATACTGGTGGTAACTACTACTCCGATGATAAGATGGAAAAGTCGCCTTGGTGGGATTTGCGCGATTTAGGCTTGTCGGCTATCGCAATGGGCGACCGCGCTCTGAACGATTGCATAACACAGCTTATCAAGCAAGGAAAATTACCGCGCACAAGTGGTATCATTGGCAGCGTCAATGAGTTTGAGAAGTTTTACAGCCTCAATAGTTCGTGGGAGGTTTTCACTAAGTTACAGTCCCTAATACAATGGATGTGGGAGAGTGTTGTAGCTCCACAAGTGACCACCTGCACTCCTGATGATTTGCGCGCTTATCCTGTTATATGGGAAAAGCTACAGCGTACCGTCGTTTTCTTTACTGTTGCCGAAGCCGCTCTAATGAATAGCTTCTCATTTACGGCTACCGCTATTGTACAGCAGTGGGAAGAACTACCTTGGCAAAAGAGCAAAATACTCAATGCTGCCGAGCTCTACAGCCTTGCCAAACGCTTGCAACAACTCGCACGCCACGAACTCGCCCAACTCAAGCAGCTGCTCGAAAAAGAAGCAGTAGCCTGCTATAGGCCCTCACCAGCTGCCCAACAAGTAGAAAAAATGAAAAGCGGACTCTATTTCTAACCCCTAACCCTAAAATGGAACTTACTAAATTTAGCAAAGACAGCCTTTATCAGCGCATATCCGCCTCGTATATAGACGAGAATTTTCAGTTACTACCTGCTGAAGAAGCGGTTAAAACGCGTTTGCGCCACATACACGGCTTGCGACTTTCTAACAAGTACTCTAAGCACCAAGCTATACAGATACACATTCGCGAAATGGGCGTAAGCCAAGCCACTGCCTACCGCGACTACTCGTGGGCAATGCAAATCTTTGGAGAACTCGATAAATCTGACATCAATGCCGAGCGGGCTATATTAGCAGATAGCTATTGGCAGCTGTACCAAATGGCATTAAAAGATAGAGATTTAGAACAAGCGCGCAAGGCGTTAGATTCTTATTCTCGCCTCTTTAACTTCGATAAAGAAGAAAAAGAAATCAATTTTGAAAAGATTACTGCCAATGAGTACCATATACGTATGAGCCGTAAGAGTGCCAAGATGTTACGCGCTGCCCTCGCTTCGGGGGTAGTAGATTTCAACAGCTTGCCCGCTACCGATACCGACTACGAAGATATAACCGATGACCCCGACGATGAAACCACTGATTAAACCAGTTAAACAAATCCTCCTCAACCCTATGCAAATGGCAGCTGTATCTGCCAACCGCTATGCAGGTGTAAAACATATCTGCATAGAGGCGGGGCGTGGTACGGGCAAGAGTACCATACTTGGTTGGTTTGTAAAGGAAGCAGTGAAGCAAATGCCACGCGCTACAGGCGTACTGGTAGGGGCTACTTTCGTGCAGATAAAAAGCCGTACTTTTCCCTCTACCAAAGAGGGATTGGAGATGTTCGGATTTTACGAAGAGGTAGATTATGTAGTAGGGCGTAACGGCAAGTCTATGGGTTTCGAGATGCCTTTTCAAGCCCCCAACTCGTGGAGCAACGTGGTGCACTTCTCTAATGGATTTATCCTCGTACTCGTATCCCTCGATGACCCTAATAGCGGTCGCGGACTGAACTCTTACATCGTCATTGGAGACGAAGCAGCCCTCCTTGAGCACGATAGACTTTTCAACAACGTACTGACCACCAACCGCGCCAAGAAGATAGCCTTTGATAAGGCAAGCCTGCTAAATGCTACTATCTTCACCTCGTCGGTTGCCCTTACCAAAACGGGAGAATGGTTCACCGCACGCGAAAAACTTGCCAAGCAGAAACCTAACGAACATCTCTTTATCAAAGCCAATGCCCTCGTAAATCAAGAAAACCTCAAACCTGGGTGGATACAAGAAATGTACGAACAACGCGTATCCGACCTGCTTTTCAATGCCGAAATAATGAACATCCGCCCTGGTAAGGTGGCCGATGGCTTCTATGCCAAATTGTCAGCCGATAAGCATTACTACAAGTACCAGTACAACACCACCGCCCTGCAAGACTTCTCGCAGAGTTTCACCCCCTCCTGCACCTACGATAACGATTTGCTAAGCAGTGTCCCCCTCGAACTCTCACTCGACTTCGGTGGGCGTATCAATTGCGGTATTGTAGCCCAAGAAAGCAAGGTAGCCAACACTATCAATATACTCAAAGACTTCTTTGTCAAAAACCCCCTCAAACTCTCAGATTTGATAAAGAAAATCATCGACTACTACGAGCCCCACCGCGCTACCTGCAATAAAATATACCTATACCACGACCGTTCGGGCTTCAAAAGCGAGGCAAATAGCAAAACCACCTTGGCGCAAGATGTAGAGGATATGCTACGCACAGCAGGCTGGCAAGTGTTCAATCGCACCCCTAATACCAATAACCCAAGCCATATCCTCAAATTCCGCCTTATCAACGAGATATTAGAGGAAAACAACCGCTCCCTGCCCTTTGTCCGCCTCAATGAGGACAATTGCCCCACCCTCATCGTCTCTATAGAAAACGCCGCCGTCAAACAGAAAGAAGACGCCTTTGAGAAGGACAAGAGTAGTGAACGCTCTAAAACCATACCTCAGGAGCACGCCACCCACCTCTCCGACTGCTTCGACTACCTCCTGTGGTGGAAGTATGCCTACCTGCTCGATAACGCCTACCACGATAGCTTTATCATCACCACCGTATAAGTACGAGCCGCAAAAAAAAACTTCTAAACCTGTCCCACGCCAAAAACAAAAGATAAAAGACTAACTAACAGCCTTTTATCTTTTGTTATTACCCATTACAGCCCTATATCACACCCTTATCACACTACAGCCAACAACGAACGAACATCGAACGAATATCGAACGAATATCGAACGAACATCGAACCTACACCCTACAAACACCCTACAAACACCCCGCAAACCCTTACTGCATAACGCTTCGCACCCCTTTTCACCTCTTAGCCACCAGTAGAAAACAGTCCTTTCACAAACCGCACAAACCTCCTACCTTTGCCTCGTCATTCGTTTCATATCGTAGTTAGTTAGTTAAAGAAGGATAATTTTTCTCATAATGGTATATTTTTTTAGGCGTACCCTCATAACGGGTGCGCTTTTTTTTGTCTAAACCACACAAACACAAAAAAATGAAAAAAAGTTGCTAAAATATTTGGCTATTAAAAATAATAGCATTATCTTTGCAGTGTATTAATAAAACAAACAGAACAATGAAGTATTCAGAATTAGAAAAGAAACTAAAAGAGATAGGTTGCTACTCTTTAGGAAAACAAGCAAACGGACACCCACTATGGTTTAGCCCTATCACTCAAAAGCAATTTAAAACAAGCAATCACAAGAGTAAAGAAGTAGCTACAGGTACACTAAACAGAATCTTAAAAGCAGCGGGGGGTTTTTTAAAACCCCCCCACCAACACAAAAAAAATGTCAATAATTAACTATATATATATATATGAATAAAGCACCAAATAAAATCAAAGCCTTTATAGAGCGCGCTTCCGACGGCTCTTATAGCGTGTATATCGATTTAGACGACGATACACTCAACTACGACATCAATGGCGAGGGAGATACCGTTGCCGAAGCCCTTGAAGATTTTCGTATCACCTATCGCGATATGAAAGCCCTACACGAGCAGCAAGGCAAACCATTTGTAGAAGCAGAGTTTGAGTTTTTGTACGACTTACCTTCTTTCTTACAGTATTATTCTAAGCTATTCACTTATGCAGGGTTAGAACGCCTTACAGGGGTAAACCAAGCCCAATTAAGTCAGTATGTACAAGGCTATCGCAAGCCCAGCAAGCAAACCTCACTTAAAATACAAAACAAAATTCATCATCTTTCACAAGAATTACAAAGCGTTCAGTTTGTTTAATTAATACAACTTATTCTTTTTCTGAATTGCTTTCACTGGGGCGCACTCATCACCGAGTGCGCCCCTTTTTCATTCCTGGCACCTCGTCTTCATATATCACCCCATTTTCCTAAATTCAAATTGTAAAAATTACTAAGGCGGCAGGGAGTTTTTCTTCGTTCAATGAATACAAGCTGATAACCCCACCACTCATACCTGCTGACAATCAGCCGCTTAATTTTTCTATAATGATAAAAAAGCCTGTCCTTTCCCAATAAATCCCTACCTATTACCTTTGCCCAATAAAACCACAACACCTATGGACAAAGTTTTTTTAAAGGACGTACTGGCTGAAATGAGAAAACTCGACGAACGCAAAAAGCCCATACCTTTCACCATAACTGTACGCACCTACAACAAGCAAAACAGCTTTGGTGGCAAACTCTGTACTTACACCGGCGCAACCCTTATGCAGCAACCCCGCCACAAACAAGAATTTGAAAAGAACCCCAACCACTGGCAAAACAAAACCCGCAATCTCAAACTCAGCGACGGTACCATAAAGAAAATTTGTATCCTCTTTATCGTCGCTTTCAACGGAAAAGAAGTAATTTACTAATTAACAATGAATAACCTACAATTATACAACGCCGATAACTTAGAGGTAATGGCAACCCTCTCCGATGAGAGTATTGATGTAATTTGCATCGACCCTCCGTACTTGTACGTCAAAAACCAAAAACTCGAACGCCCTTTTGACGAGCACAAGTTTTTTGCTGAATGCAAGCGGTTACTTACTAAAAAAGGCTTTATCGTGATGTTTGGTCGTGGTACTTCATTCTACCGCTGGAATACCATATTAGACGGCTTGGGCTTTGTGTTTAAAGAGGAGGTGATTTGGGATAAAAGTATGGGTACCTCTCCTCTTTCTACAATGAATAGGATACACGAAACCATATCTATACTAACAAGAGGGGGAATTATCAATAAAGTGAAAGTACCTTATACTGAAATGAAAGGGCACGATATAGATAGTATAATAAAAGATTTTAGTAAAATAAAATCAGCATTAAAGAATACTGAGAAGCTAAATTATCTACAAGATTTTTTGGATAATAAACGTAGTGATTGGCATTTGGATACAAGATTTACCAAACATAGTGTTACAACTGATATTAGAAATAGTGGTGATAGAGCAGTGAATGTATTAGCTTCTATTTGTAATGGCTTAAACGAAAAAACAATCATCAAGCAAGTACGCGACCACTACAACACCATTCACCCCACTCAAAAACCCGTTCGCCTATTAGAGCGTTTATTAGCACTGGTTATTCCAAAAGACAAACCCCGCAATGAAGTAGTAGTAGCCGACTTCTTTGCAGGAAGTATGAGCTGTATGGAAGCCGTTCACAATATGGGTATGCGTGGCATTGCTACCGAAATAGACGAAGAGTACTTTGAAAAAGGCAAACAGCGCATTGAGAGTTTACAACCCCTAATTATCAATCATTAACCTATGGCACGTACTATACAAGAAATACAAACCCTTATTCTCCAAGCCAAAGCACAAGAGCCCGCTTTGAATGAGCTCAATAGCACCTCCAAAGTAGCTATATGGCGCTTGTGGGTTTATATTATAGCGGTGGCTATATGGAGCTTAGAGAAGCTGTTCGACCAGCATAGGGCAGATATAGACAAACGTTTGGCGGAGCTCAAACCCCACACCGCTCGTTGGTACAGAAGCAAAGCCCTTGCCTTCCAATACGGCTTTGATTTGTTACCCGACAGCGATAAGTTCAACAACCAAGGGCATACAGAGGAACAGATAGAAGCCAGCAAGATAGTGAAGTACTCGGCAGTAATAGAAAGCAAAAATGAGGGGCGTTTGATAGTGAAGATAGCAGGCGAACAAGGCGAGACGCTCCAACCAATCACCGATGCCCAAAAGCAAGCCTTTGAAGCCTACTTGCAGGAAATAAAAGATGCAGGGGTGCGTCTCTCTGTGGTGAACTACCAGCCCGATGTGCTACACTTGCAAATGAAGATAGTATATGACCCTTTGGTATTAGATAGCAACGGACAAAGTATCATTCACGCCACTAAGCCCGTAGAAGAGACTATCAAGAGCTACCTCAAACGCCTGCCCTTCAATGGAGAATTAGTATTAGCACACCTTATTGATGCGCTACAACAAGCAGAGGGAGTGAAGATACCGCACTTAGTGCTTGCCCAAAGTAAGAACATCACCAGCGGTGGAAGCTACGGCGCATTTGAAACGATAGAAATAAGCAAAATACCCACCGCAGGCTACTTTAAGATAGACAACTTTAACGACATAATCTATACCAGTAATGTATAACCTTAATATTGACAAACTACTTGTACTGCTTACCCCCACTTTTTTGCGAAAGCCAAAGTTGGTGGCGTGGTTAAGAATGCTGGCAACACCCCTGCACAAGTTGCTGTACACCTTTCAGCAAGCCCGCACAGCCGACTTGTACAACCTTGCTCATAACAGCCAAGTATGCTACCTTCGCAAGGCTCTCAATGATGAGTTCGACAGCCAGCAGCGGCGCATACGTATAGAAGACGGCAAGCAGAACGAGCGGCTCTATATCTACCCCCGCAGTGCAAATAAACCTTTGTTTTTAGGCAAAGTCTTCCTCTATCAACGAGGTAGTTACATTGACGGCGGAGTAGATTTTATAGTCGTGCTACCGAATGGTTTAGAATACGATAAATATAAGCTGGAAGCCTTAGTGAACTTTTACAA